ATGCCACAAACTACAAAAAAGCTCAGGGCGATTACTTCACGCAGCTGAAGGCGCAAGGTTATGATGGTGTGATTGTCGGATCGGGTAGGGATAAAACCTTTGTAGCTTTCAATCCCGAACAAGTCAAGAGCGCCACAGCCAATCGTGGAACTTTCTCGCCAGAGAGCAAAGACATCCGCTATCAACGCGGCCCAGTCGGCAAAGCCGCCGATGCAGTCAAGGGTCGCATCGACAAAACCTTAGGTGAGATCGACCAGATCACGCGGCGCGGCGGAATCTATGAGACCGTTGGTAGGTCACTTACGCGCATGTATAACACTGCGCAGTCGATGTTCGGTCGATCACAGGCTATTGCGCCTGAAATTTATAAGCTCGGCGATGCGGATGCAATTAAGCTTACAAAGCATTTGCTGCAAGAGCATCGTACTCGAACGCGCATTACGCCTGCCCCAGAAATCACGGCGGCCTATAACGAATGGCGCAATATTGTAAAGCGTTTCTGGGTCGACGAAAACAATGCAGTGGGCAATACGATTCGTCAAGGAACAGGAATGCGTGAGCGCCTCATCGACGAATTCTGGTTACCCTTCCACAAGGAGTCTGATGATGTGCGAAAGATTCTATCTGAGCGCGTCGGAACTCCCGAGTATCAAAAGCTAAAAGATGACTATGTTCGTGAGGCTACGGATAGTTATCTTAAGCAAGGTATGAATCAACAGGCCGCTCGGAATAAGGCTATTGCCGATTTCGAGACTGAGCGTTCTGTGATTCTTGCTCCGTTTGATCCTTCTGCCCCAGCAACTTTCGCTGGCGCTCGTAAACCGCAAGGTCGTCCGCTGCCTGAGAGTTGGGGCGAGCTTAACTTTCGTGATCTTCTTGAAAGTTATAATCGCCGCTCGGCCAAAGACTATGCGGCGCAAATGGCTTTAGAGCGGTCACCTGAGGTAATGACGGCGTTGGGTTCGCAGAAGATGCATAATGATCAGCCGATCCCGGCGGCTATCCTGCAGAATACGCCAATCATCTCGACTGATCCTAGCGTGCAATCTGTGCTTCGCGAGTTCAGTGGTCGCCCATTGCAGACGCCCGGTAAGTTTGTGCGAGGCATTGGTTCATTTGCAAGCGCACTTGCTCTACAGACTGTCTCGCGTATAGGTGATATTGGTGGCACAGTCACAAAGCCTCTAGCTTATGTTGGACTTGGTGACTATGCAACTTATATGTCGGGCATGGCTGATAAGCTTAGCAACTGGAGTCAACTTCAGTTACGCTCAATCGAGTCGGGCTTGAATAATCCTAACGCGCATCAGAATTTTCGTCAGGCAATCAGCGTCGGCGATGATGCTGGAAAATATATGAAGCGTTTTGTTAATTCAATAGGCTCTCTGACGCTATCAAATAAACTTGAAAAAGTTGCACGCACGCTTGCTCAGGCGCAAGGTGAGATGATCGTCAGTATCAACAAGCGCAAAGCTATGACGGGCGATAAGGATGCTGTGCGTTTTCTCGATACACTCAATGCTGATTGGCGTACCACAAACGACACTGATCTTGCAGGCCAGTTTGGTTTGCTAATGCAAGGATCTTATGATATGCGTCAGTTGCCAGCGTGGTTTCTTGAGAGTGGCGCTGCGCCTTACTTGACATGGAGCAAGTGGAGCATGGGCCAGATGAATAACTTCCGTAAGTTTGCAGTCGAGCCTGCAATGCAAGGAGATTTTAAGCCTCTAATTGCACAGTTGCTTGTTGGTATGGCTGGCGGCGGTGCGATTGAAGAGATCCAAGAATGGCTTAATAACAAGGAATCAAAGGCGATTAACTGGAGCGAGCTTCAAAGCTGGGCTGAACAGAATGAAGGAGAACTTGGATCTGATGGAGGTCAGTTGTTGACACAGAAGTTGTTGATGATGGCCCAGAAGACAGGCACGTTTGGCTTTGCTGGCGACTTGATGTTGTTGCCGGTCAATGCTTTGGTTGGCGATACACAAGGTGTGATTGGAGCTTATCCTGCATTAGAGCTTACAACTGACTTAGCGAAGAACATTGGTGGAGCGTTGGGCGCAATCGACAAGGGTGAAGATGTTGGGCTGGTGTTGAAGCGCTTCGGAAAGAACATGATTGTTGGGAAGACTCAGGTGTTGCGCGTGATTAGTAATTGGGCTGATGAGCTTGAGAATGAGGGTGCTGAGAATCTTCGCAGTGCGGATCGTCGCAAGCAGCGATTGTTCGATGAGTTGAATGGAATGAGCCGCGCTGGAATGTTCCCTGTGAGTTATGATAACCTTGCAGAACAGGAGTTCGAACGGGGAGTTATTGATGAAGATACCGGCGAAGAGGCATTTGAGTTGGTATCTAAAGCAAGAGAAGAAGCCACCTCAAGAGAAGATTATGCGAGCCGGATTAGGAAGTATAAGACAAGTCAGAATCAGATCATGCCTTCGTTGGAAAGGCAGCCGCAAAAGGCGGCAAGATATCTGAGCTTTGTCGAGGGCGCAGAAGAAGGCGCCGGGGCTGAGACAATGAGAAGGTATATGACGAGAGAGTATGAGAACAAATACCGGAAGAGTTTGATAGAAGGAATGAGTGGTCTTCGCTGAGGAGATAAAACAAAAAACCCGCCCTGTGATAAGCAGAGCGGGTTTTCTTTTTAGTATTGTTTCTTCTCTTCTTCTAACTTCTTCATTACTATTCCACCGCCACAGGCTGCATAGCCCGCGAGATCATGCCAGTTTTCCATGTTCTTGGGGTTGGCCATCAAGCGTGCGACTTTGAAGAGGCACATCATGATAGCGACATCTACGGAGTTAAGATTCTGAGGCGGCGTACCTTGGAGGTAAGTTTCCCACAAGGTAGCGATCACACGGAAGTTATCCTCAGCGTCGCCGTGGGTTACGTTGCGGTCTTTGCAGACGAAGTTTCTTACAATCTCAAGAAACTCAGCGCGGCGTTCAGCGTTGGTTTTTTCGTTGGGGATGTTAGTGGGCATAGGTGCTGGGGCTGCGTTTCTTAGCATTCCGGCAAGCATATGCTCTGGTGTATTATTACTTTGCAACATACTGTTCAATGTTATTTACCTTTACTAACTTTATCCGATCCATCGTCACTAGATCATCCAGCACACGACGGAGTTCATCAGGCGTCTTGAGAGACTGATAGAACCTGACAAAGATTGATTTCTTCGTGGCGCCTTGTGTTGTTTTGATGAAGCGCCAGATGTCTTCTGTGAGCTTTGCACTCTCATTGCGGCCCATGCCGACGAATGGGATGTGCATGTCTTTTTCCAGACGGGCAAGATGCGCTGTGGCTTCTTCAGCATCTTCGCGCGTGATGACCATGTCCGTCGTGCGGGCAAAGTGTACGGCAAAGAGGATCTTCTGATGATGGAGATTCTTTCGGCCATAGTATTCATCCAGCATCGGATGTTTGTTCGTGTGGACGAGATTGGGATGGAGTTCGAAGTGATGATGAATATACTCTTTGGCTTCATCGTTTAGAGATACAGGGCCATAGACAGTATTAAGTTGCCTAATATAAGTCTGAAGCCGAGCCTTGGCTGCCTTCTGATCTTCGCTAAGAGGGGGAATGGAATAGAGATGGAAACGTTTCTCCACCCCATACACGATGATGGTTCGAGCCATAAAACCGTCCGAGAGAATATCTTGATTCTGTAGACTTTGGAATTTACCCAGTGTGGTGTTCCCCAGCAGGCTAATACACATATTAGTGCAAAAGTCCGTGTCGCTGTGCTTAAGTTTTCGTACGTACTTCTTTCCACCGTTATAAGCTTCGAGAAGAAAGTCGGAGAGTTGCTCTGCATTTTTCTTAAAGATAGATGTTAGTTCGTCGAGGATGAATACAAGAGAGCTGTGATGATAAGCTTTTCTTCTACCGGCAGAGTCGATGTATCTGTGAAGATAAGCCACACGAGAGGTCTCTTGTGTGAATTGCTCGAACGTGGTGCTGTTCGGAGCGATATAGATCAAAGGTTGCCGTGCGCCTTTGCGATTATCTGAAGCATCTTCGCCGAGAAGTTCGGCCGCGAGATCATCCTCGGGCGCTTTTACGTCGGCGTGAAGTTCAAGTAGTTCTTTCATCGGACTCGTAATGAGTGACTTCCCGGCGGAAGCAGGGCCAATGAATGCAATGTATTGATTAGGAAATACTGCGTGAAAGTCTAAGTCACCGAACCAGACGCGCCTCTGAAGGGCTGCGCCGATCATGAAATAGAAAGCAGCATCCACAAACGGTTGTGGGCTTTGTACGTTCTTTGTGTACAAACACCAGTCTTCATAGAGGCTCATGCAAGTATGCGAGTCTTACAGAGTTTTTGCGGATTTGTAATGTGGTGATAACGTCGAAGCCTTCAAGCTTCTCAAAGTTCGGATCGAACTCGCTGGGAAGATGAGTCTCGTGTACAATAACGACCGACGGTGGCGGAAGGTTAGGCGGCCACTCTTTTACTTTTTCACGGATCGCATTGACGATCTGTGTTATTCGGTCGTTCGTCTGTCTCATGGGGAGTAAAGCAAGGGAGCTTTTCCTGGGCCGCTTTTAGGCGAGATCTCTCATGCCGTTGGGGTTATCTTTAGAATACTTGCCCCAGTTCTTCCCGGCTTGGGCTTCTGATTTCATCGTGAAGTTGATGCCGTCTCGACCGGTGAGAGAAATGGCGAGGCAATCTTGCATGAGCTTAGCCGTGTCATTGACAAGCCCATCTGGAACCAGCGCCAGAAAAGAGTCATGTTTATTGTTAATCGCCGGTAGTGTTTTCGGCGGCCGCTCGTTGTTGTAGCGGTTGACTGCGATGTGTGTGATACATCCCACGGTGGACTGAGGAACCCACGAGATGCCTTCCCTGATATAAGAGTCAGTAATAGTGCGCTCGAACCGGCGTGGATATCCAAACAGATTACGGAGCTGACGGTTAGTTCTAATCTGAAATTCAATTTCATCTTGCCATTCTATGATTTCGGGGAACAGTGATGCGAAGAAACCGAGAAATGTTTTGCACTCGGCGAGGCTGAGTGTGAGAGTACCATGACTTTGCTTGAGAGTCTGAAGCTGGAAGGTCCGCTCACGCATTCTATAAGAGGAAGCATGGCAGACCATCTTGCCAATCTTGTATTCTTTGTCTGAGGATTTGATTGCTTTATCTAGGGGTTTCCAATCTGGATCTTTCTTTAGGTCAGAAGGGCTGAGAGATTTCCAATAAGAGGGAGATTTCCCCGCGAGAGGCCATTCGTTCTGCATAGCCTCGCAGAAGATATGCAGCGCGATGAAGGTATGGGGTTTGATATTGACAGAGAAGAGTTCTCTATACTTTCCGGGGCGCGTGAGGTTTGCGACAATAAGTGCCTCGGCGCCGCTCTGGTCGCATTGGACGAATGTTAGGCCGGGCGGCGCGATGTAGATATCGAGGGCTTCTTTGTCTGGGTTCTGGAGATTCGCTCCGTAGTCGCCTAGGAATTGACCAGAGGCGAGACGGAAGCTTCCTGTCCCGGCGACCTTGAGGGAAGTGAGACAGTGGATGTGTGGAGTGGACATAAGTTACACATCATCACGCCAACCCACGAACGACGCATTAAAAGGGCGACCGTCGTCTGTGAGGTTGAGATATTTGATAGTGGCCTTGCGTTGGAAGTGATAGTTGGGCGTGATATACTCTTCGCGTTCCTCGTCGGTGAAGCCAGTGCCGACTTCGAATGTCACGCCTCTGTTGGTGATGAACTTCAATGCGCCTAGTTTTCCAGCGCACTTACCCTCTTGGGATATAACCCTTCCTATACAAGAGAACTCTGCATCGAGAAAGGCTTTGCGCTTCTGCAGGTTCATCGTCGTGCGCTCCTTCGTGCCTTGAGGCATATAGGATCCGAAGACGCTCTTGAGCATTTGGCCTTCGTATTCTTTGGAGATGTAGTCGTTATAGCAATCGTCGAGTTCTATGCGAGTCTTACAGATTTCCCATGGGATAATTCCAATATTCTCAGTCTCGCTCCTATGGTCAGCAAGAATCTTATCGAGAAGCAACATCCGTGTGAGAGCGTTGAACTTAGGCTCGACGAGATCAAAAGCCCAGAATCCTACAAAGCCTTTCTCAAAGCCCGGCTCAATGCGATTCACACCCACAGCGCTATTGATCTTCTGAAGACTCATGCCGTGACAATACAACTCGCCGTCGATGATGTAGTCTGTCGTGGGCGGAATGATGTGATTCAACACGGCATCATTCCACCGCTTGCCGTCGCGTGAGAAGAATCCGCGGCCGGGGATATACATACACCTTAGCCCATTCAGCTTAGGCATCGAGACCACGTGGCCAAACTTTGTGGAGTCATAAATCCCAGCGCGCATAAAAGAGGCTGCGATTTGCGGGTCTTTTTCTTTTGTATCTTTCATTTGTTCTTAAATTAATATTCCCAAATCCACTGTTGAAATCCTAACATACCTTTCAGCTTAACCATACGACGCATCTCGAAGATCACATCAATGGCCACGTTCTTTGGATGCTTGAGTTTTATTTTGTACAAAGCATCCCCGGCGACCGAGGGCGAGCCTTTGTCTGTTGTCTTCTCTGGTTTATATCTTAGTTGTTCGTGCAGATATTTGACAACTTGATCCGGGCTGCCGGGATTGAGGTCAAATCCGACCAGTATTCTCAAGACGCGGTTGAGCTGTTTGTACCTCTCTTCACACTTCCTTACAATGTAGCCCCGCTTGACGGGGTCGAAGTGCATTCCGTGGAGGGACATGAAGGCATAGTCTGCGAGCGATCGACTGGCTTGATCGACCGAGTCTTGAAGTCCACGGTCCCTTGAGATGAGGTCAATCTGACCATAGTAAATCTCTCGGAGGACAATAACGTCTTTAACATTGTAAGCGCGGAGCTGCTCAAATTGTGCTCGATTTCGAGGATCAAAGTTTCCTGCTTCATCTTTGTGAAAGGGTCGATTGGAAAAGAGAGTGGCTTGATGCGCGAGAGACTTCTCAGCTTCTGGATAGATTCTATGGCCTGCGACCATGGTGTCGTAGATGTCGTGGCCGAAGGGGATTTTATAAAACGCCGCGAGGAAGCAGAGATCAAAGAGGGCGTTGTGGATTACGACCCTGCGCTTTTTTAGCTCTCTTATGAAACGTGCAAAAAACACCACACCCACGTTAAGATTACCGCCCCAATCATAAACAGGGACAGAATAAACAGGGCTATCTCCGCACGCGATGGCGAGGCAGGTAAGGGTATTGGTCTTTGGATGGGTCTCGATGTCGAAGAAAATGGGTCCTTCGTGGTTAAATACTCTGAGGGCTTCTTCACTTCGGGAGCAGACGACGGGTTGTGTTTCAGGTTGAACTTTTTGGGAGTCATAAGTAAGGAGTTTCTTTATGTCTTGTGCGAACCAAAAGCTATAGTTAGATCGCTTCGTGGGCGAGGTACTCTTGCCATCATCCTTATCTAGGATATCGTCGCCATCGCCTTCGCCTTCGAGCGCATCTTCCATGCCCCAAGCGTCTACACAATCCTGTGGCCAATAGGTTACGATGTATTGGGTTTTGTTTGGTGAGGTGTAAACTACGCCACGAAAGGCATCGAGGCTTTTGTCTTTGGCGGCGGGGAGAAACTCTAGCGCCTTAGCTCCGGCGAAGATGATCTTTGTTATGCCGCTTGGCTTTGGATTAGACCCACGAAAGAAGTCGTCGGCAAAGGTTATAAAAATATCAGATGAATTATCCAGGTCAAGATTATGATTAGCCAACACAGAACGAACAAAATCTCCGGCGGGTCCGAGAAGGATGCCGTTGTTTTCTTTATCAAATCGCGATGGTCCATGGAGAACGAGGGCTATCATGTTGAGGGTTATTTATAGAGAAAAGAAAAGGCAGACTATTTCCGGTCTGCCAGCGGTGCGAGTGGGATGTATGTCTTGAGGAAAAACCTCTTAGCAAGTTCGCATTACTTACTAAGAGGCGCATGTCTCTATGATGGCAACCACTCCATCAAGAGACTTAAAAGGCTGCAATGGGAGACGCCACGCCCTTGACTTGAGAGAAGTCAAACTGGGTGTTGTAGCGCTTGATGATAGCCTCGCCGTTCTCGTCGCGCTTGGCGAACTTCAGGTCGCGAGAGTTCGACGGGTCATCGCTGACGTACTCAGGCTGCGACTGAACGAGCATGTTGAAGGCTTGACCTTCGAGGGTCTTGAGCGCGTCGGCCACGTCGATCTCGTTGTAATCTTCGGGCAGGCCATCATACAGGCCGACGGTTTGGAGCGCAGTGGCGAGAAGTTCGAGAGCGGAGTCAACGCCGTTCTTGTTCTCCAGCATGATGTACATGTTGCCCTTTGCACCGAGGGTTTTGTAGGTCGTACCGGCGGCGACAGCGGTCTCAGGCGCGATGATCTCGCACTCACAGACAACCATCTTGAAACCCTTACCGCTCTGACGGGCCTCGGTCTTGTGGACGAGAACCTTATACACGTTGGCGGGGATGAATCCGAGCTTGACTTCAGTACCTTTTTTCATTTTATGTTTTGTTTTATTTTTTAATCACCGACACCGACAAATGGGGAGGAGCTTTCTGTGGGCCAATTTGTTAGGCTCTGTTTTTTAGGATACTATCAATCGTTACTTCAAGCATCTTATCCGAAGAATACTGAAAGTCATACTCTCGCAACATTGAGGTTACGTTAGGAATAAGACCGTCGTAGTTATTGACTTCGAAGTTATAGACATATCCGCTAACGCTGCCGTCAGAATGTTGCTTGACTTTAAGTGTCAAACGGATCTCGGCTTCGTGTTCAGGATATTGTTTATCGTTGGCTGGAATATTTTCGTTCATAATATTATGGTTTAGGATTTAGCAAGTTCAACTGCAATTTTGTTTAATGCCTTGACAACACAATTCTCCATGGGATTAGGCAAGCCCCAGAAGATAGGAGTCTTCGCGGTCGTGACGCCATCGGTCTGCGTGGCGAAGAAGTATTGAATGGTGTCGCTGCCTTTTTCTTTCTTTGCATAGACAGACCACACAGCGAGACACTCAGACTCGATGCCTTTGTTTGCCCACTCTTTACCTTGCACGTATAGGCGGCGGCGAGTGGTCATACTCCCGTCGAGACCTTGAATGGGGACAATTTCCTCTAACCCCGTAATGATGACGGTCTTGTCTAGGCTTTTGAGATTTGTGCAGAGAGTCTGGATACCGTCATTGTAGTTCTTCCAGATATCAAAGCCCTTGTAGATCTGCTCGCACTTGACCTGCAGTTGGTCGATGGCGGCGGTGATTGAGTCAATGACGACTAAGTCTTTCGTGGTGTCTTTCTTGATCTTATTTAGTTCAAGCGTCAGCTTATCATAGCTATCGATAGGGACGACGAGCTTCTCATCACGCACGCGAAAAGGCATACCCTTTCGCTCTGCGTCGAGGATGATCGTTCTGGTGGGATCTACATTGCGGAATGATGTAGACTTACCTGCGCCGCTCGGACCGACGAGAGCGATCAGAGTCTTGGGCCACTGTGGTTTTGTTGGTTGTGGGGATGTTGTTGTTTCCATTTTATTTAAGCTTGGCTACATTACCAAGAAAGGGGTTCATACTTCACGATGTCACACTCAGAGAGGAAGAGTTCGACTTGCGTGGAGTTATCGGCGAAGCATAGGCGTTTGAATGGGCAGCTTGGGCACGAGTTGGTGAGCTTGCCGCTAGGCGGAGGAAGCTTGTCGTGGGCCATAGCTTGATTAATATGCTTTGAGAAAAGCTCAATGCGTTCTTTAAGTTCTTTGCCGAACTCTTCTAGTTGCTCGGCTGAGAAGCTCCAATCAGGGCCGGTGCGCCACGCGGGGGAAGGCAAAGAGATCTGCACGACCAAAGTACGAATCACCATGCGACGATACCATGCAGCGTTGGCGTAGTTTATTTCATCACGAAATATCTCATATGCGAAGCGCTGGAAGATGTAGTAGTAGAAAGAGAACTGAGTGTCGCCTTCATATCCCGCGACCGCATCTTTGAATGCATACTTGCGCGTGGTTTTATAGTCGGTGATCTGAAGGATTCCGGCCGGGGTTATAGAGAGAAGATCGACTGTGCCGACATAGGCAAACGCAGGATGCTCTACGATGGGGAAGTTGAAGTGGAACTCAGCGCCGCGATTGTCTCCGAACTTCAGCGGCGTTGGGAGTTGCTGCAAGGGCGCAACGGTGAGAGCTTTCTTGATCTGATCTTGATCCTTGTTCGGCAGGTTCTTATCCTTTGCCGCTTTGAATGCATCGAGACAAGCCTCTTGCCACTTCTCTCCGCTCCGGTCGAAGGCAATGTTCTCTGCGAACTTGTGAATGATCTTGCCGACGGTCAGCGCAGTGATGTCTTCTTTAGGCTTGAGGCCGAGGAAGACTGTGAGAAACCAGCGGCGCGGACAGGCTGAGATCTTTAGGCCGCTGGCGTTAATGGGGATGACTGCGGGAATGCCTTCATGAGGGAGGTCTTTATAGGTTAGATTCATATTGTTTATTAAGGGAAAAGAAAAGAAAAGAAAAGCTACCCAGCACGCCGTCCTAGGAGAACCGTTTAACTCCTATGCAAGAACAGCTTGCACGTGCTGGGTAGCTAAAGATTATTTTTTATATTTGAAAGTAAAGCCCCGGCACTTTTGGCCGCGATAGATTTGCTGAGACACGGCGGCAAGATTTACTTTGAGTTCTCTGGCCGCCGCTGTGGCTGAAGGATATTCTTTACCTGTCTCAAGACAGATCACTGGCTTGCCGGGATGTCCTTTGCGTTTTTTCTTCAGAGCTTTCACTTCTTAAACTTAAAGTTTTGAGTTTGATTGATGATAGCTTGAACGTCTATGCCTTTAAGTAGGGGATCGTTAAGGAGCGATGCGAGATCGGTGCCAGTTGGTCTCGTGTGAGGGAAGTGCTTGATAAGAAAGCGTTCGAGTTCTTTGTCTGTCATCTCTTCGACGGGCTTTGGTAGGCCGAGAAGAAGATCGAGTTCGTTGAGATTGGAGTTACTCATAACTATAGAACAACACAACAGAGTTTCGTACGGATGATTGCCTTATCTGTCATGCTCTCGGCGGCTTTCTCTGGCGTGTCATAGAGCATGGTCGAGAACCATGAACCATGCATGCTGTATTTGTAGCAGTAGAAGTAATGCTCCTTTGGAGGATTGACTTCTTCTCTGGCTGATGCGTATGTTACTCCTTTGTCTGTCGTGGTGTTCATATCATTGGCTGTTTCTGAATTCTGTATATAGGTTTGTAAAGCGGTCCGCTCGTTGTTTGATAGAATCGGGGAGTCTATCAAAGTTGTAATCTCGTCGCGAGAAAGCTTCAAGGCCGATATTCCATGCGGCGTAAACATCCCTTGGCTGTGGGTTATTAACGCGCTGGGCAACGCAGAGTCTGAGTTCAAGCCAGCATAGATGCGCTTTAGCACAGCGCCTTGCGGCCGAAGGAATATGTCTTTGATCTTTTTCAGAAGGGAAGTGTTGCTTCCAGACTGCACGCTTGAGTTGGTATCGGGAGAGTTCACCGTGGCGGCCTTTCGCTTTATCGTTGTCGTTAGATTCGATTTGACTGATCGCTCTGAGCTTTGCGTCGAAGTCTTGTTGAAGGGCGACTAGTGTGGTTTCTGTGGCGAGTATTGATAGACCTATCATAAGGATTTTCATAAGTCAGAACTCTTGGAGATGATAGATCTTCTTACGAAGCTCAGCAACCTTGGCGCGTTTTTCGGGTAGGCTGTGAGTGGTTGATACAATATAGGGAACTTTCCCTTCGGCATCATGGAAAGAATCGCAAAACTTTTCGAGGTATGCGATCTTTCTTTCGATGCGTTGTATGCGCCAGTTGCGATACCAGTTGAATAGATTCATAGAGGCCAGAAGTATGGTAGGTTGTCTGGGATATTGGGGAACTTGATGGAGTAATAGTCTGGTTTCTTTCTTATCAGATTACTCTGATGCGTCTTGTGTAGATAAGAGCCGAGCCAATGTGGTTGTATGATATAAGGATAGGCGAGAAGCTCTCGTTCGAAATGGGGCAAGAGATTGTCAACGTAGCCCCGCCGCCGGGCTTCTTGGCAGATCTTGATAGAGTAAAGACACAACCATGCTGGGTAATCTTTAACCATCTTGACGGCTGGGTGACTGCGCCAACCTTGAGACTTACCTTGGATTGTGTTGAGGATTTGATAAGACTCGACGCGCTGCTTCATCAGGCGCTGGGTGTCGAGCACGCGGGCGGACTGTTCGATGTCGGGATATGGGAGGAAGATTTGCATTTTATTTGGGCTTAAGATAAATCCATAATGTAGTTATGGTAAGTTTGATGTGCGCTAAAATAGAACCAAAGAATCCATGAAGCTGTAATCCAAGTAGGAGCACAAGCATATCAAAGAATGCTGCGTCTGCTATAATACCAAACGCAAGAAACTCTGGATTAAGTACAATAAATATAGCACCGATAACTGCGATGATTCGAATAATTTTATTCAGTTTCTTTGGGACTTTATCTGATTCTTCATTCATCACTCCAGACCCTTCAACATCTCCTCACTCATCTTCATAATGATAAGCTCGTTCGGAGTGGTCTCGATGATGAGTGTGTTGTCTTGAAGGGCAAGCTGTCGGGCGTATTTCTCTGCACTGCTTGTATAGTTTTGCCAGCTTGCTTGCGATCCGATCTCGCCGGTGTTGATGAATTCAAGGAGTTGTTCGCGGAAGATGTCTTCGTTGAAGACGAAAGGATCTTCGTCGGTGCCGCCGAGCAGAGGAGTCATTGCATCGAGGATATTATCCACAGGCTCAACAAGCTCGATGATGAGGTTGACTTTGCGCACAGAGATCTGCACCTTTTCAGCAAGCTCATCGACGAGCGGCATGTCGTCAGGGTCGATCTGACCTTTGAGCACGTCGATCCCTTTGTCTACGATGAATGCTTTGCCTTGAGATAGGCGAGCGCGCACGGTCTGAGGTTGTTGACGTAGTGTGAGGGTGTTGATCGTGGCTTTCTTGCTGGGGATTTTGCTGAGCTTGATCACCATCTGTGCGAACTGAAGCGCATGCTTGATGTCGTAGTAAGGCCAGCCTTGCTTGCGCTCGGTTTTGTTGAGGAGATTCTCAGCTTGTTTGAGAAGCTCTGTTGGGTTGTGTTGGGGTGGATTTGTTGGGTTGAATATGTTCATGTTAGTCAGTTATTCTTTCTTGCATCAATCTATACTCGACATCTTCGAGACGCTTGATTACTTTTTCTTGGTGTTTAATTATATCATCCAGCCGCTTGATGCGGTCGTTCGCGACGTTCAGTTCGCGTTCGAGTTGTTCAGAAAACTCAGCATCAACGGCGGTGTCCAAATCATGAAAACCACGCTTCACATCCGTCCTTGGTGTGTCGCTCACGGCTTGGCCTCCTCCACGACTCCACACGGGAGCCACGTTTTACCGCCGTCGGTGCTGTACTCTCGCTCATCCAGCCACAAGTCTCTGTCAGCTTGGACAGACACCCAGCCAAGGAGAACTCGGTCCTGCGGGTTGCGCTTGAATCTCATCCACGCCCCCAGCGGCACCTCATCCGCTGTCCATGGGCGGAGCGTTGCGGCGGGTTTGATACGGTAGTCGTAGTTGAGCCAGTTCCAACTTGGGTTTTTATCGAGTACCCAATCATAAGTGCCAATCAGTTTGGATTCCACTTCCATCCCATTGATAGATGCATCCATAACGCGGATGGTTTCGATTGTTTGTGCTATTGTCATTTCGATTCCTTTCTCGCTAGGTATTCCGCCACCGCTTCATCAGCAATGTACTGTAGTTTGTATCCCATCTTCATAGCGTATGCTTTCAGTTTCTTATGTGTGTCATCACTCACAACGAACACTTTAGATGTTGGTCTTTTAATCTTGCTGTTCATATTCAGGTAGTTCTAGTTCGCCAAGCTCTCTCTTTAGCAAGAGGTTTCTCAGCGCCCTCACATTTCCAAAGGAGAATGTCTCGTCGCCGAAGTGTTCTCTCTCGCCGAGCGGTGTCCAGTTTTCTTCTTCTATGATAGCTGATGCGACGCAGCGGATTTCCTGCAAGCCTCTTTGTTGTAGGCTGAATGTCTTCAGACCGAGTTCATTGATACGGAAGTATAGATCCTCTCGAAAGGTTCCTTCCTTTACCATCTTCAAAAGATCGCGATTAGTGGCAAAAACAAAGCGACATTGAATAGGCACAGGATCGACAGCGCCGACGGGCAAGACTGTCTTATCTTGTAAGACACGAAGGAGCTTTGCTTGATGCGACAAAGGCAACTCGCCTATCTCATCGAGGAAAGCAGTGCCCTTGCCGACTGCCCGAAGGAATCCCACATCGCCCCGTGATTTAGCGCCGGTGAAGGCGCCGGGCATGTAGCCAAAGAGTTCGCTTTGGAATAGGGTATCCGTGAGACCGGCCATGTTCATAGCCTTTAGAGGCTTTCGTTTGTGGGCAAGAATGCGTGCGATCAACTCCTTGCCTGTGCCACTTGGCCCTTCGATCAGGACGTTGTAGCGTTGAAGACTTTCTTCGGCGTAGGTTATTGCGGCTGTGAGCATTCGCTTCGTCGCTGGGTCTTGCGTCGCGTAGGATGAAGCGACGTTGTGGATACTGTTCTCTTTGAGAGAATCGCCTGTGATCTTGAGGACATCCTTTCGGATGTTATCGAGAAAGCTATCTGCGGCTGCGGTGTTGAGGACGTTTGCGTGGATGTTCATTGTTGGATTGATTTCTTTTTAGATTTTCTTTTACTATACAAACTCGGACCGGGATCTTTAAGCTTATAAGACATGATAGCCTTGCGCGCAGCGGCCATCTCTTCTTTGGTTAGATATTCTTCGTCGACTGAGCCTGTCTTATGTTTAGGCTTATAGCTATCGCCGCGCTGGTGATAGGTGCTCATTTGTTTTCGTATTTATGTAGCTTACATTGCAGCTGAAAGATCGTGTTGCTTTGAATATTCACTAGATTCATTAGCTCATTGATCTTCTTCTCATAGTATTCCTTATGACGTGGCTCGCGGTTGATGTTTGAGATTGTGCCCCGCGAGAAGCCGAAGTGGTCGCCGACTTGTTCTTGCGTGAGTGTGGGATTAGCGATGATATACTCACGAATCCTTAGCCTCTCGGCCGGTGTGAGATAGTAGTTCTTGCGTGTGATGTGTGTTGATTTTCTTTCTTTCATATTGTAGTTAGGCTGCTTGAAGTTCAGTCTCTTCCTCATCATCATCATCTTCGTCGGTCTCGATCACGCCCGTTGACTCGGCAGCGGCGAGGTCTTCGTCGGTTAGCTTGACTGCTACTGCTCGATCACGCAAGGCTTTCTCTAGCTCCCCGGCGAGGTCTACGTTAGAGGAGCCAATAGCGTCGACTGACTTGAGCTTTCTCGCCAGCTTGGGCGCCATATGATCACTGAGGATTGTGCCCTCAGGGACATAGATTTCTTGAAGGGTATCTGTTAGTGTGGTAATGCGGACACAACGACCAAGAGCTTGTGCAAATTCCTCAGCCCAATAAGTCATCGTGCTCATCACACTGCGCGGTCGAGTGTGAGTATAGCGATGATCGAGAGAGATGCCTGTGCCGCCGGAGGAGAGAGTATAGATACAGAACTCAGTCGCTCCGTTGAGAAAGTCTTGCACGTTCTCATGCCGCTCTGCTTGATTCTGATTGTGTAGTTTCATCTCTCTAAGGCGTTCATTCCTTTGAGCGAATGCATCCTTTGTCATCTCACGGAAGATTCTCTCTGAGGTGTACTTGATTCCTTTGTGGAATGCACGAAACTCTTCCTTCGTGATGCCGATGTCTTCGGCCTTAGGCTTGCGTGCCTCGTCGGGATTGTCGAGAATCCACATGCCCATCTTGGCCGCGATCTCTGCGGCTTTTGTCTCAGGCAATAGATCTTCAGGCTTGATCTCTCTGTTGCCGCCCCAGATCAAGGAGATCTTTTCCTTCGTTAGCTTGTTGGCCTTGAAGTATTCGCTATCACAGAGCTTCATCACGAGTTCTTTGAGAGTCTCTGTGAAACGAATAGCAATGACAGGCGCATAGCCTTTCTTGTGGGCCTCGATAGCGTCGGCGACCCATGTGTCTACGGTTGCAAGCTCGGCCGCTCGGGCCATGACCATGAAGGCAACCATGACTTGACCTTGTGGGTCGATAGATCGACCGGTGCGTTCGAGAGCCTCAAGATAATTCTTCATGGCGTTCTTGAGCATCGCCTTGTTGACGGGATCAGTGATCTCGAACAGCTTGACTTTGTTCAGGGCCTTGACCTTTTGAGGGTCGCCCG